TAAATTCCAAGCCGCTGCCTGGCCAGCAGTCCATTGAGTACCAGTAATAGGAGTTAAGTATGCCTTACGGTTTGTTAACTTCTGAACTGCATAGATACCACCAGCACTATCAGTAGCAATGATACACATTTGACCTGAAGTCAAACTGCCTTCACTAACTGCTGTTAGTTTACACAATGTGCCAGGGTACGATCCACCTTGTTGAATAACACGGTAAGTATGACTGCTTTCTTGTTTGATAATGTCACAATCAGTATATAATGTTCCACCAATGTTAGCATTAACAATAATTTGTTCGTAACGTCCGGTGTAACCACTTGCTACTTGAGCTGCCAATGTAGCTGTAGCTGTAGCTGAACCAGAACTTAATGTTACAACTGGTGTGTAACCAGCGATTGTAACTGCATCTTTAACAGTGTAAGTGAATACTAAACCTGTTGATGTTGAACCACCAACTGTAATACTGTTAGTACCTGCAATAGCGTGTGCGTATGTATCAGCAAGTGTAACTGCTGTAGTTGTTGGAGCAACTGCTGAACTAACATAGTATGTTGTGCCAGTTGTTACGCCTGTCAAGTTACCACTTAGTGTACCTGTTACTGCAATCGCTGTTCCAACTGGAAGGGCTGTTGTAGTTGCTGTGAATGTTAATTGTCCAGCTGTTTGGCTAACTGCGGCTAATACTGCTGAGTTAGGTTGAGCTGTAGTTGTTTGTAATGTACCAACACCTGCACCTGTTACTGAAGTACTTAATGTGATAACATCAGTTGCTGTGTTAACAGATTTAACATAATAAGTAGTACCGCCTGTTAATCCACCAATTGACTGGCTTGGTGTAAATTTCATACCAACAACCATTTCGTCAACTGAACTAACTGTAACGTTACCGCTACCATCAGTAGATAAAATGCTCATTGATTTTGTATCTGCGGCATCAATATAACCATCACCACCATTGTTAGTTAATGAATAACTTGTAATTGTAAATGATGTTAATGTGAATGTAGCGGCCGCTGTAAATGTGCTACCAACTGCTGTTAATGCTGAAGCACCTGATGTTGCGCCAGTCCATGTACCACCTGAAGTAACGCTGTTAACTGTTGTAATAACACCTGAACTGTTTGTTGAAACGTTCAATACTGCTGTACCACCACCTTGTACTGATGTGCCTGTTACAGAAACTGTAAATGTACTTGAAACTGGATAACCTGTACCACCAGATGTTATGCTTGCGGCTGCGGCTGTTAATACTGCAACGGCTGTAGCTTGTACGCCATTAGCTACACGTGGACCAAAGATGCTTACACTTGGAGCACCAGATGTGTAACCAGTTAGTGTACCGCCTGTTGCAAGACTTGCGATAGTTGAACCACCAATGCCAGCATCAGTTGCTAAAGCACGGTTATATGTACCTGTTACACCGGCATTGCGGGCACCAAAGTACTTTTTATTTAAGGGACGTCCCATTTTGATTTCTCCTTACGAAAACACGGCGTTCTAGGCCGTACGCAGTTGGATTTCTGCATAAAATCCACCCCATGTGGATCGTACTATGTATTTATGCGTAGGTGATTCTTAAGCTAGCTTGATTAACATAGCAAATATCTCTATGCGGATATATGATATTACTACGAAAACTAATAACAACACCAAATGTAGGATCAGCTATGTTAGCTGATGTTAGTGTTGCGCCCCACAGATCTGCAGAACCTCCATATATGTTGATGTCGCCTACAGGAGTTGGAGTTGTTAAATCGCCAGTATACATGTCGCTTTGTACAGGATTTACAGTGCTTGCATAATTATTTCCAATTAGTTCACCACCGAGTGTTAACTGTATTAATAAATCTTCTATGCGTGAAGCACGTTGCATACCAAGTTGAAATTCTATTCCTAAAACAGTACGTCCTGTATTTGAGAAATTATAACCTGTACACCATAATTGGCTAGTATTGCTTAAGAATTTTTCCATCCACAAACCACTAATTGTGTATAAAGATTTACTGCTAACTGCTTCTGCTCCTAGAGCAATAGTAGTAGGATTAAAATTCCAATCAATACTAGGATTCATTGGTACTACATCGTTCGGAATTGACACGTTAGCAATAGTTGATGGAGAAGTAAATGTAGTGGTTGTCATCATTTATTTACCGAAAAAAAAGTCCACCGAAGTGGACTTTTTAGATTTACAAACTCTAGGTTTGAATTAGCTGAACTTAACGTTAGCTGAAGTAATACCAACTAGACCTAGATAGTCAGCGGCGTTACCTAGAGAAGATGCAGTATTTGACAACTCAACATAACCATAACGTGTCATGAATGAAACGACTGGTTCGAATGTTGATGGGTCAAGAACAACACCACTGCTCATCAATGGAATGTATGGGCAATAGAATGCTGGAGCATCTGATTCTGAAGCACCTTTGTATCCGATTAGGATTGAAGATGAATCTGAAGCGTAGCTGTTAACATAAATCTTCATAGCACCGTTCAATGTACCAACAAACTTAGTGTTTGTAGGAGCTTCGAATGTACCTTCTGTTGTACGAGCAAAAGCTGAAGTAGTAGCAGATTGTAGAATTGTTAAAGCAAATGGTGATACAACAGCGTAGTTACCAGCACCACGACGTGTACGTTGAGCGATCAAATTGCTTACGCGATTGATCTGAACTGCCAAGGCAGCATGCTCATCACCAACGAATGTAGCTGTACCAGAAACTTGTGATTGATCATAAGTTTGTGTAGCTGTACCAGCTAATGAAGTCAACGAAGCGATAATTTCTTGGTCGATTTCAGCAGTAATTTCTTGCGCTAACGCTGCCATTACTTCTGCTTCAACGTCGATACCTTGTTGAGCTTGTGCATCTTGAGCTGATTCAAATGTCCAACGAGCAGACAATTTACGTGTCTTCGCTTCAACAGTTTGTTTCAAGATTTGGATGCTCATTCTGTTACCAGCTTGGCCTTCTAAAGTAGCTGTAGAAGCTGCCTTAGCGGCTGAGTCATTGGCATTACCAGAATAAGAAGCCGCAATCTTGAATGGGCTCAATGCTTCTTCACCAGCTAATACGCCAGCACCGCTTGATGTATCGCTGTAGCGAACACGTAGAGTGTGGATTTGACCAACTGGGCCAGTCATTGGTTGTACACCTACTAACTCGTTAGCAATAACGGTAGGCATAACACGGCGGATTACTGGAAGAATCACGCGATTTAAAGTTGCAACGTTACCAGCAGAAGTGGCACCAGCAGTTGGAGATTCCATCAAATACTTGCGAGTATTTTCAAGGGTTACACCCATTACTGATTTTTTTGTGCCTTGTAAGCCTTCTAATAGGGCTTCCTTAGTTTCTGCCCAACGTCCGTTTAATAGTTCTGACATTTAAATTTCTCCTTAAAATTTTAGTCCGGCAAGTTTACGGATATCGATGATATCTGCAGACTCACTGCTATTTGGGTTGTTGGAAATCTTATTTCCGGTTATTTCTTTAGCCTCTACTAGTGCCTGTTTCTTCTGCGGAGCTTTTCCAGCTATTACGGCTGGGAGATATTTGTCAAAACTTTCGTTCAGACGTTCTGTTTTCACAGTCTCCATCAATTCACCCATAATTGAACGTTGTTCTGCGTTAAGCGGAGCAAGTAATTCACTTATGATTGCTTTTCTTTCTTGGCTCTCTTTAAGAGCACGGATTTCAGCTTGTTTACTTTCTAATATTTGTTCAGCTCTGACAACTGCCTGTGCGGCTTCTTGCATTGCTTGGTCTTTCAAGTCTATGACTTTGAGTAATTTTGCTGTTTCCGATTTTTCATTTAGATAACTAGACGAATATTCTGCGGCAAAAGCCTCGAATAGTTTACGTCCAAAGTCAGCGCGACGAGCGGCTTCGATGTCTTCTTTCAATGTTGTAATTTCAGAACGTAGTTCTTTAGTTACAACACCTTCAACCATCTTAGCGGCACGTTGAACAAACTCTTGTTTTACCTTCTTGATTTCTTCACGACCTTCGCGAACTAAGCGTACCTTAGTTTCAGCTAGATCCTTTTTATCTTGCATAAACTCTGTAATTTCTTGAGCTAGAGCCTCAACTACGAAAGTTTCTAATTTGCCAAATTTACTTGCCATTGCTACTTGATCTTCGTGCAATTCACGAACTTCAGAAGCTAGTTGACGTGTAACAAATTCCTTCATTACACCAGCCATCTTCTTCTTTTCTTGAACTAGCTTAACTTTCATTTCAGCTAGTTGACTACGATCATCGGCAAACTCAACAATCTCAGCCGCTAATTGTTCAGAGATCATGCGATCTACTGCTTCAATCATGGTGTTTTTGTCGTGTTCGTATTTTTGTGCGAATTCTTCGCGTAATTGTGTAGCAACTTGTGTACGAGCTTCGTTGATACGATTCTCGAAAGCGGCTTCAATTGACTCTTTGATCTCTTCTGAAATCACATTGTTTTCAAATAAAGATTTTAGTGCATCCAACATGTGATTCTCCTTATTATTGGAGTTTGCTTATTATATTCAATAAGCTCTCTTTGAGATATTTCTGTGCCTTAGGATCACCTTTCACCTCTTGCGCTATACGCAAGGCACTTAATCCACCGCGATTATTCATCAGGTGTTCATAAATTGGTGTAGGATAAGCTCCAGGAGCACTAGGTTGAGCTACCATATCTACTGTGATAATCTCAAAATCTGATACTTCACCGGATCCGTCATCTCTGACGTTTCCAGATCCGCGACTTGAAACACCTAACTTAACTCCGCTTTCCAGCATTGTACGAATTAGTTGTCCCATAGGGGTTGGTAAAATTTTCAGTTTACCGTAACCATTAGGACCGTCCATCCACATATTAACTATCATGTGAGACACACGGTCCAGGTTAATTTTTAGATCATCTGGATGATCTACTTCTCCGAGAACTGAATAACCGTTTTGAATCTGATCGTTTAGGGTTTTGACAGCCTTGCCAATCTCATTCACAGGGTAAACACGCTGGTTAGCGTTACGAATACCGCCCTGGATGCAAATCCCGGACATGTATAAGTTTTTCCCATCTTTGTCATCAGACTCAACGATCATTTTTGCTTCGTTGAAACTGAGATTCTCTCGGAGGTATAGTGACATATTTTAGTATAGTCTCTGTTTATCTATTAACGTACACGCTTGCTAATTGTAGATTTAGCGTTTACTTCTTTCTCAGCAACGCCTTTCTTCTCAGCACCGTGACCTGGTTGTTGCTTTTTAAATGCTGATTTACCAGCATCGCTACCAGGACGATTGTGTACATTCATACCAGCTGTTAGGTCGCCTGTTTTAGGACTAGCTAAACCACCTGCTGTGCCAGCTTTTGCTTCAGTATGAGTTTGAGCAATGTTAGCTGTTGTGCCACCCATGTCATTCTTCATGTTATCAATTGTTGACTTGGTGTTTGTACCGTTGTCGCCATGCTTTGGTAGTGGAACTTTGTTAACATACTCATTTACATGATGATGAACGTGGTGCATAATGCCTTCCTCTTCTTCCTCTTCATGCTCTGGGCCACTAAGTTCAGCTTCTAAATCATGCATAGGCATGCCGTCACCGTGGATTCCTGGCTCGTTTTCTTCTTCGTGTTCTTCGCCTGACAATAGTTGTTCAAACTCTGCCTTTAGGTCTTCTAATGCATCTTCTAGATCCATTACGCGATCTTCGATGTCTTCGTCATCGCTTTCGCTGTCTTCAGCATCTTTTTCGATTTCTTCAGCGTCATCTTCTGCATCTTCGATGTCATCTTCTGCATCATCTAATTCGCTTGGTTCATCTTCTTCGCCGTCGTCATCACCATCGTCACCTTCTTCGCTGTCGTCGCCGTCATCTTCGCCGTCGTCTTTACCGTAAGGGTTACCTTGGTCTTTGCTAAAATCTGATTCTAGTAATTCTTCGTAGATTTCGCGGCTTTTGCCTACTACGATATTGTGGAAAATCTCTTTTGCTGATTCCTGATCTTCATTAATCAAGGCTTCAAGCATTGCTTCAAATTGAGCGCGGTCAGTCATGTTTAGTCTCCTGTGAATTTTGTGTTACAAGGCTGTAGTATATTTACACTAATATTAAAAAACTAGTGCAATATAGACGAAAAATAGTCAGTTTTGACTATTTTTGTAAATTTATCCGGCAGGAGCTGGTGGAGGAGCTGAATACATGGAGTGAATAAAATCTAATTCACTTTCTTGTTCTAGTATATGAGCTTCACTACTCTTGCGTAATTCGTTAATTTGTCTAAGAGTTAATCTTGTTTTTCTTGTATCATCTCTGTGCAACATAGTATCATCGCGACTTGGTTCATAACGCAAATCGTTAGCTACGTGACGTGTGTCAGGATCGATATAAAATAATTCTCTTAAAATCATATTGTATTTATGCTCCCGGTGCTGGAGCTCCGCCTGGAGGTGCGGCTGCCGGAGGTGCGCCTGGTGCGGCTCCTTCGCCTTCTGTACCACTTGTATCCATATCTTCTGGAGCTGACATATCGCCTGCGGCACTAGCATCTGCTTCTAATCCGCTAGCACTAATACCTGCACTACGCAATTCTCCAGCGGCATCAGTACTAGATGGCTGTCCTTTACCATTTTCTTCTGCCCACATACGTTCATTTTCTGCAATTTCTTCAGCTGTTAAGCCTAAGAAACGCTTCATAGCAAAGCGTTTTGACACAAATGGTATTGCTTGTACTGTGTTGAATGTGTTAATCCGTTCAGTATCTATAGCGGCCTGACGTGAACTAGCAAAGTTCATTGGAGGATTGAATACTAATTCAAACAAACTACTGTCAATGTTTAAACCTTTACTGTGCAAGAACATTTTAAATTCTTCATCAAAGGTACTTGTTAGTAAGTATTGTAGTCTTTCGCAGTATTTGTTAAAGCGTAACTCTTGAATATAAGCAGTTCCTACGCGACCATCATTAAAATTGCTTTGAGAATCATCAGATCCTGTGGGCAAATAACTACTTGGAATACGTAATCCACGGAATAACTTGTTAGTAAAGTACTTTAAGTCATCAATTTCGCCAATATTCTTACCGCCTTCTAGCATTGTGACGTCTGATCCTTTGCCGTCTGCTGTTTTAGGGAAGAAATAATCTTCATTAATGCTTAGAGGGTTGTATGCAGAGTCTATGACGTTCTGTCCGCCTCCTGATTGTGACGGAATACGGCGTTGGTGGATTTCATTTTTAACACGTTCTACAAATGCCATAGCCAAATGACTTGGCATATTGCCCACGTCGATGTGGAAAACACGTCGTTCTGGAGCACGTTGTATACGATAGATAAGGATTGCGTCTTCTAAAAGTTCTTTTTGCTTGTAAACTTTATAGATATTTTCTAATAAACTGTTACCAAATGGAAAATTTTGATCTAAACCTTCGCTTAAACTTAGATGAACCATGTGTTTAGCATCAATTGCATTTTCTTTATACTGTAATCCAAAGCGATTGCTACCGCCAGCACCACTAGCACCACCTTGACTTGCACCTAAATAGCCACTTGCAGGTTGTGGACCAGCTTGTCCACCACCCATTCTTGGACTAATGTTAGTGGTAATTTGTGTAGCAACTAGACTTTCAAAGTTAGGAGCAAGATCTTTTACAACATATTGTTCAGGTTTTTTACCTTCTGATTCGTTTACAATAACTTTTACAATGTGTTGTGCGTCTACATAACTCCATTTTTGATTTTCTGGATCACGAATAAAGAATGCATCACCATATTTGAATACATTACGCACAATACGGAAAATACGTGTGTCAAACTTTTGTAATTTATTCCACTGCTGTAAGTATTCACCTAAGATTTTAATTTCGCTGTTAGTAGCTTTGTGTCTCCATTTAACATCAAATGGGCTATTTGAATCTTTTAATTTTTGTGTACAAAATTCTGCTAAAATATCTAAGGCCGCGTTAACTTCAGGATCTGAATCCATTACTTCATACTGTTGATATCGTTCAATACGATTTGGACTACCAGTATAAACGTCTGGTAAGTAACTGCTGTAATTTGTTCTTGCTGGACCCGGTCTGGTTCCAGAATTTAAACCGCTAATTGGGCTTAAAGAACCGCCGTTTACTTCTACAGGGGTAAAATATTTTTTCCAACTCATGTATCGATGTCCTTAATTGAACTTGTTGCCTGTCAAACTCTTAGTGGCTTTAACTTGTCTATGCGCGGCATCGGCAGTATCGGCACTGTGGCTAACTAGTCTATCTATACTTCTATTTAAGTGAACTAGCTGTTCCTTAAGGTCTTTCATGGTTACATCTGCTACTTTAGCACTGGCTTTTTGTTGTTCGCCTTCATGATGTTCGGCTGGGTTATAAGTAGGTTTCTTTTCTTCTGGTTTTGGAGCAGGCGGTGGAGGCGGAGTTATTTTTGGAATATCCGGCATTTTAGGAGCACTAGCGTTAGGTAATTGTATACGCTCCATTGGTTGCATATTTCCAACTTGTTTTACTGCTTTTGATAACTCTTCAGGCGACATGTTAGCTTGATTTTGTTTAATCCACGCAATCATGTCGTCTTGAGTTTTAGGAGCACCATTTAATCCCTGTGCGCCTCCCATGCCTTTCATCATATCGCTGACGTTTGGCATACCTTTCATCATAGGACTTATTTGTTTTTGCATCTGATCAATCATTGGAGTCATTTGCTTTTGCATATCACCCATCATTGGAGTCATTTGCTTTTGCATGTCTTCGAACATAGGAGTCATTTGCTTTTGCATTTGATCCATCATTGGAGTCATTTGCTTTTGCATGTCCTGTGTTGTCTTTTGAAGAATTTTTTGCATTTGATCTTTAGTAGCAACTGTTTCTTCACCGTGTAGTGTTGCAGGCATAGCACTACCAAAGTTTTCAAACATACTGTTAAAATTGCCGCCTGATAAGAACCCGTCAATGCCAGGAGATCCATCTTTACGTTTAATTCCAGTGTTAGGATCGTATCCTTTAGGTGCTGATGATTCAGTTTTAGCTCGGTCTAATCCAGTAGCTTCTTTAATACCAGTTGCAATTCCGCCAGGTTGATTTATTTTAGCAGTAGTATCAGTAATTGCTTTTTGAAATTGTCCCATCGCAGGCAATAGTTGCTTGCCTACGTCTTCATTTACTTGCACTAAATTTTTATTAATAGCGGCAGTAGCAGTTCCTAGCGCATTTTCTGCTTTATTAATAGCTGTAAAAGGCGCGGCACCTTCTTGACCTTTTTGCGTCGTTGGCTTTTTAGCTTCAGATGCAACCATGGCCATGATTTCTGCTTCAGATTTGCCTTTATATTTTTCAAATTCTTTATCGCCAGCATTAGCTTTTGCTTTAATGTTGGCTGCTTCCATCTGCGAATTATATTCTTTGTTTTGGCTGACCATATCGCGTTGAGCATCGCCGACTGGTCCTGTTAAATTGTTTACACTTTCAACAAATTCCTTAGTACTTTGATACTGAGATATTTCAGCTTTAACACGATCCATGTTAGCTTGTGCGGCGGCCTTTTCACTTTCAGTTCTTGCACTTTGTTGTTGTCTAACGGCAGCTTCAAAATCTTTACCTGCTGGCCCTAAAGCTGCCATTGCGGCCATGCCTTCTTTAGTTCTTACACCACCAGTAGAAATTTCACCAGCCAAGTCCATAACTCTTGGACCTAAGGTGTTTAATTGTGTTTGTGTTTTAATGAATTGCTCACGACCTGTTTCGTCCATGGTACGTAATGTAGCCATGACGTTAGCTTTATTCAATTGCTTTTCAATGTCGTCTTGTTGCTGTTGTTTACTCTTACCAGTTAATCTGGCCAGACTATCCATTTCATCTGCTAATTGAATAGTAGACTGAAGTGCCATGTCACGAGATGCCTTGTCTTGCATAGTACCAGCTCTCATGTTCATAGTAGAAAGTCTAGTTACATCTGCAAAATCTTGCTGACTCATGCCAGCATCTTTTAATACTTGTACAGTTTGATCATTACTATTTTGAATGTCAGCAGTAAAATTTAAAAATGCTTTAGCGCCTTTATCCATGCCCATGCCCATGCCGCTAATTTGCGTTGAGCTCTTCTCGAGCATTTTACTCCAACTATCAAGATTTAATCTAGCACCAAAAATAGCATCACGAGCTTCGCCCATGTTACCGCCAAAGGTAACACCCATCTTGCCAGTTTGTTGTAAGTTAGCCGCAGTATCTGTAGCAATACCAGACATAGTAGTAAAGGCTTTACCTAACGTACCACCGGCAACTGGAATAACACCACCAATAGTGTCTCCCATTAGATTTACAGCATCTTTAACTTTGAATGTGCCATTGGTCAACTGACCCATAGCATCAATGCCTTTATTAACTACGCCAGCAGTGTCTGGACCGCCGCTAGAAGACTTAGCCGCAGAATTTCCACCGCTTGATCCGGCAGAAGATTTTCTATAACCTTCCATCAGCGTATTAAATTCTTCTTGATCCATTATTTTTTCCTAGAAATATGCGCATATAAATACTACATATTATATTTATCTGGAGTAAAATATGCCCCAAAATCCCTTACAACAATATTTTAGACAACCTAAAATCTTTGTTAAATTGCCTAGCCAAGGTGTTTATAACCAGCCAGGTGCAATAACAGGCGATGTAAACAATATGCCAGTATTTGGTATGACTGGCATGGACGAAATTCTAATGAGGACTCCAGATGCGTTACTATCCGGAGAAAGTAGCGTTAAAATTGTACAAAGCTGTTGCCCCGGTATTAAAGATGCCTGGGACATGTCTATATTAGATTCGGACATGATGTTTACAGCTATTAGAATTGCTACTTACGGCAATTTAATTGATGTTACACACAAATGCGAACACTGCTCTGCAGAAAATGACTATGAATTAGACATTACTAAATTTATAGAACATTTTAGCAAATGTGTATACGATAACAAATTAGTATTAACAGACTTGGTCATTCACACACGCCCGTTAACTTATCGTCAAAGCAATGATATGAATTTGAAAAACTTTCAACTTAGACAAAAGTTAAGTCAAGTCGAAGGCATAACAGATGACGAACAGCGCAAACGTGTATTCGAAGAAATTGCTATCGAGCTTGGTAGCATACAAAATGAAATTGTGTTAATGACTATTGAATCTGTAGAAGTAGGTAAAACAAATGTAACAGAACGTAGTTACATTGCAGAATGGTTAGTTAACTGCGATAGAGATATTTTTAGTAAAATCAAAGATCACATAGACACTAACAAAGAAAAATGGACATTGCCTACATTTCCTGTAGAATGTGCAGAATGTCATCAAGCAACCAATCTTAATATTTCTATGGATCAATCGAATTTTTTCGTTCGAGCCTAATCGGATTACCAGCCTCAGAAATTGAAGAAAAACTGGTTAGGCTTGATAAGGAAGTAACACAATTCAAAACAGAACTAGCAAGAATAAGTTGGTACATGAGAGGTGGTGTCAGCTATAATGATTTAATGGATCGTTATAGTCATGATGACCGTGTAGTTATGCAGGCCATTATAGCCGACAACATGGAAACTACTAAAAATACCGGAATGCCGTTACTTTAATTTTTATATCTACGCTGTCCAGTGACAGAGTTATATTCTTTAGTAGGATCTCCGGGAAGATCTAACCATTGTCCAACACCTGATGCAGTCATAGTTGGATCACTACCGCTTCTTGTTGGATCTCCGGGCTGTGTAGCTGGAGTAGTAGCTGGTTGACTAGTGGAGTCAACAGCAGTATTTGTTTTAGCATCGGACTGCTTGGTAGGTTCGTCTACTTGCATGCCCATTTGTTTCTTGATAACATTAGAAATGTTAACACCAGCTGTACCAATTACTTGGTCAACAGTTCCTTCTAATCCCCAAAATTTTAGTATAGGACCAATAACAGGAATACTTGTTAGGTCGTATAGTGCGGCACCTACTAGATATTTGTTACCTGATGTAGCTAGCCAAGTTAAAAATGCGGCACTAGCAACTTTGTCTAAAGTGTATAATGGTTTAACTAGCGTACCTAGTAATGGAACTTTAGTAAAGAATTTTAGTAAACCCATTTTACCAGCTAGAATACTAGTGCTGGCCAAGTCAGCACCAAGAGATACAATTAGTATGCTCATTTCTTTTTGATGCACATAATCAAAATTGTCTTTAGTCCATTCACCTGACTCTAACTTGTCGTGTGCTTGGCTCATGGTGGTAAAATATCTATACAAAGGACGAATAGCGCCAGCAGTAAATCCAAATACTAATAATGCATCTACAGCCAAGCCTGCTAGTTTTGTAGCTTTACCGGCTAGTTTACCAATAGCATCTGCGCTTTTGGTCAAGGCATTAGCTCCCTTAACAGCACTTGCGGCAATTCCACTACGATTCTTAGCGGCTGCTCTAACTACTTGTTTAGAACCTGTCTTAAATAGTTTTCCAAAAGCACTAGCAACAGGAGCAGGAACTCCTAACTCATTTATTGTTGTAGTTTCTTTAGAGATTACTTCGTAAACTTTCATATCTATCCTTAGTGATGTATTTATTCGGGTTTAAAGAAGAACTACGTTCTTCTGTTCTTCGCTTACAGCTCGAACTTATTTGTTTTTTTTAAGAACTATTATAAACGCGAAGCGTTAAGATATTATCTAGATTGTTCAGTCACACTTTGCCCTGGCGGGCAAAATGAGGACATTATCTGAGTTGAACAATATCACCCTTACGTTTAAGC